CGGGTTGCAATCGCCTGAAGCCCTTCCTGCTCCAGCCACTTACCAAACTCTGTCAGCGTGTCGAGGTCCATCTGCTCCAACTTGTCCAGGAGTACAAACCCGCAGTTCGGATTCAGTTTCCGGACGATGGCCGTCGCCACTCTCAGCTGATCCGATCCGGACATATCATCCCACTTATGCCCGTTGTACAGCAAATCCCCATCTTCTACAGTAAGACCGGGAAGCGGAAGGTCTGCATTCTTCAGCAGGTCTGTTTTCTGAGTCCGGATGCCCTCAATCTCCGTAGTAAGCTGCGTGTACCGTTCCTTATAGTCTTTGGCGTCCTCTTCGGCCTTGTCCTTATCTAAGTTAGCCCTCACCTTCCTGTTAATCTCTTCGATATCAGTAATATTCCGCTCCAGTTCCTCTGTGGACTGATCCACCAGATCGGCGGCCGATGTACGGGCAATTTTTAAACTTTCCGTAAGCCTGGTCTGCTCCTTCAGCAGTTCCTGAATCTGTTCGGTAACGCGCTGGTATTCCTGTTCCAGCTGGTGCAGATTCTCACGCTTTCTCTGGTTCTCACCATTCTGGACGAGTATATCCTGCTGTTTCCGGATCAGCTCGGATGGGGAAACAAGCTCCTGTGGTGCATCCGGATAATAAGGCTGCTCCTTTGCGTACTTCTCTTTCTGATCTGCGGTCCGTCCGACATACAGCCGCTCGTTATACAGTTCTTTTTCCTTCTGCTCCATCTCTGCCAGTTGAGGGCCGACGCCGATGATCTTCAGAAGAATGTTTGCTTTCTCCTTGTCCGACGCTTCCATAAACTTCGGGAGATCGAGGGCAAGCTGTTCCACAAAGCTGTCCAGGAGCTGCTGACCACCCTTCTGGCCGCTGGGATCCGTCACCTTAAGGCTGCTGTTTTTTCCTTTACGTTCAACGACCAGACCGTTATTCATGACAATTTTTAAGATTGGTGGGATTACGGAGCCTTCCCGGGTGGCTGCCACTGGCCGGTACCGCTCGCCGCCCAGTGTCCACGCAATCGCGTCCAACACGGAGGTCTTACCCTGATTATTCTTTCCTCCAATGATAGTAAGGCCATCAGAAGTTGGTTCGATTTTAACCGCCTTCACGCGTTTGACGTTCTCGATCTCAAGCTTATTTATCTTCATTGACATTTGCTTTTCTCCTTCCCTTTGCTACTATTTTTTCAATAAATACTCTATCTGCCATTTTGTAGATATTAATATCAGCCCTGTTATGATTCTTTTTCCAAGATCTCAAAACTCCCGCTTTCCTTGTTGCATCTTTGGCTGTTTCATACTCGAAACATAATGTACGATGGGTCGAGTCTAAGAAATCTAAAACAGTTTCTATCTCTACGCTGGGGACTCGTCCCATTTTTGCAGCTTCCGGTATTTTTACATCAAAATTTATTTTCATTGTCTTGCTTTCCTCTCTTCTTAAATAACTGGTATTTGCATCTGTTATTATGGTCCCATAGGTTAAGCCGTCAGTTCCAGGTATAACTTCATCAAGACTCACTGTCTGAATACGGCGTTTTTCTCTTTCCCGCTCGCCGCTTAATTTGCTCCAAACAGTTTTATTCACAATAGTCTGAAAGGACCACTGCCGAAGATCCGGGCGGGCAAACCATTTCTTGACAGCATGTAAGAATCCCATAGCAGCCACATCGTACATATCATTACTCAGGTGATGCGTTCTCATTGCTTTGACAAGAGCTTCGTAATTCTCCTCTGCAAAGGTCTGTTCCTCTGGAGTAAGTGGGGTGAGTTTCACAGCTTCACGCATGGTTTGCCCTCCCTCTGAATTAGAAATCTACATCGTCCGGGCTGATCGGACCGTAACTCCTCGGCTTATCAGCTGTATTCAGACCGAGATCTCCTGATACGCTTGCGTACAAAAGGTCTAAAACTGCTTTCTGCATCTTTTTATTATCTGGATGCAGCTCTTTTAAAACACTGGTTACTATCGCACATGATCCTGCATATATGCCGCTATTCGGTCCCATTAACGTTACCGTTGGATCAGTATCAATCCCTTCCACTTTATTAAAGATGATCTGCGCCGGCTTCCGTAAATCGTCTGGAATTTCTTTTTCAATTTTAATACCATTTAAATCCATAATAATTTTCATCTTGCAATCTCCTGTCTCCCTCTGTTATAATGAGGGCGTGAATATATTATCAGTTACCTTGATTCCCGGACGGCTCCACCCGTCTGGGTTTCTTTTTTACAACACACATGCCCGTAATAGTAGATACCCTATGTAGGCACAGGCTGCTGCTCCGGCCAGATCAAAGATCCCAACCAGCAGCCATTCCACCCAGTCTACAATCGGCGGCCGGCTGTCGTCCTCGAAGTCGTCTATATTGTCAATGTACTTCTGCATGTCGTTTTACGTCCCTCCTCTCCTTCAATCTCTCTCACTGCTGTGTCAATCTCGCTGATACTGCGCTGAAGATGCGCTGCCAGCTTCCCGGGACGAATCACGGCATAAGCTTTCTTACCATTTTTGTTGTAGTCCCCGAGATCGTACTCTCCTGTTCGCATCTTCTCAAGCAGATACCCAGTTGACACTCCGCAGATCTTAGCGGCCGTTGCAGTCCGTATTCTTCCTATCATAGAAACGGCACCTCCTTATTTAAGGAAACTGGACATATGCATCTGATCGTAAATCTGTACTTCGTCCGGAACCTTTACAAAGTCGTCTGGAAGCTGAATACCGAACTGCTCACACTCCATTTTAAAAGCTTCTGCGATCTTATATGGAGCCGATCCCTGCTTCGTCATGACGCGTTCAGTCACGCGACCCAGTTCCGCAACGCTGGAAGCAATGATTGGGTTGAGGGGACAAGGGAGTTTTCCTTCTTCCATGTCATGAAAGCGGTTAATGTACCGCGCGGTGAATTCGGTCCCCTTCTGGCCTGTCATTTTATGGGCGATAAACTCACAGCCCTTTTTAGTAACCAGGTAACAAGGAAGGGTTTTGTTCTGGTCTGTTATGTAGGTGGCTTCCTTAAAAAAATCGGTGAATCCAATTTTGGCTTCTCCTAACTGAGTTATATAATTGCGAATATCCCTCAGCAATTTTGAATGATCTTTACCGCACCACTCAGCGGCTTCCATTGATGTGATGGTTGTTCTTGTTAAATCGTTCATGCGTCCTCCTTTAAGTTAAATATCTTGAACTTTTTTCATAAAAAAATATGCCAGAATATCATCGTCTTTAAGTCCGAGTAATTCAATCGCCTTACATATCTCAGGCTGTTTCCACGCAACTTTCCCATTTAGCTTTAAGGAAAGTGTTCGTTCCGACCACTGCATACGTCTTGCAAACTCAATTTGATTTTTATACTTCTCAACAATACGGCCGCGTAATCTACTATAATCGAAAGCCATTATATACCTCCTCTCTTTGCAAATGAAGTTAAAAGTTTTGAACCTACTTCATCATACACAATTCACGTACCAAAGTCAATACACAAATCAAAACTTTTTAACTTTAGTTTTGTGTTTAGAACTTTTGTTTATATATATTGAATTTATATTCAAAGTATGATATATTATAAAAAAGGAGGTTTTCAAATGAAAGAAGAAAATACAGCTTTACGCTTAAAAAAAATAATGCAAGAAAGAAACCTTAGACAAGTTGATATTTTAACGCTTACGCTGCCATTTTGCGAAAAGTATAATGTAAAAATGAATAAATCAGATATAAGCCAGTATGTTTCTGGAAAAGTAGAACCTAGTCAAGACAAACTTGTTATTCTGGGCATGGCCCTACATGTCAGCGAAGCCTGGCTCATGGGCTATGACGTACCTATGGATTCCAAAATTACGACGGATGAAGCATGGGACGCCGAGGCGGATAAATTTAACGAAGAGATGTCTCAGTTCCAGGTAAAAGAAAAAGCGTTTCTTCATCAGCTTAAAGTATTAGGTTGGTCATGCAATCACATAGATGATAGGCAGGACGAAGAGAACGACGAATCTTATTATCTGCTGAAAAAGGACGAGACTTCATTCCGCATATCATGGGAAGACTACAAAAAATTTATAAATGATTCTGAGACCTTTTTTACTAAACGATTACGGGATTTATGGAAGCAATCACAATTTTATCTTTTCTCCGGACTAAAAGCAGCCCACAATGATAATGCTGCCGATCCGGAGCAGCAGAAGCTTATGAAAGCCGATTTGCAGGATATGGAAGACAACTGGTAATTTGACAGTAGACGAAAGACAGGTGGGTGATAGGCATGACTAATTATGAAGAAGATTTGCAGGCTGCCTATGATGAGGGATTAGACGTAAAAGAAAAAGTGCTTAAATCAAATGCAACAGCTCTAATTTCAGATAATAAAGTTGCAATAAATACACGGGCTGCATCTACCGAAAAAGAAAAAACCTGTGCTCTTGCCGAAGAAAGAGGCCATTTCCATACCAGTGCAGGAAATATTTTAGATTTATCTATTCAAGAAAATCAGAAACAGGAATATAAAGCACGCTTATGGGGATACAACAACAAAATCGGATTGAATGGACTTATACGAGCTTATGAAGCCCGAAAATTTACCGCTGAAGAAATTGCAGATTACTTAAATATAACAGAAAAGTATTTGATGGAAGCAATAGAATGTTATCATTCTAAATATGGTGTCTATGTGATATTGGATAACTATGCTATTATGTTTGAGCCGTGTTATGCCATAATAAAATATTTTGACTTTAAATAATAAACCGCCCGGTGCTGGTAACACCGAACGGCTTAATGCAGATTTTCTCTTACTGGGTCGCCCCGGAAGATATAATCCAATCGACACTTGAATTATATCATTTCCGAAGCGCCGACGCAAGAGGGCGTATTTTTTATACTCAAAAATAGTTTCGACTGTCGAAACTGGACGAACTCCGTCCAATCAAGAGAAAGGAAGTGATACAATATGGCACTTATGCAATGTCCAGAGTGCGCAGGAAGAGTAAGTGATAAGGCGTTTTCTTGTCCACATTGCGGATGTCCTCTGTCTTCCGCTCCTTTTTCCAAAAAGCTTAATAGACCTCGTGGCGTAAAACGCCTCCCCAATGGATATGGCACAATCAGGAAAATAAGTGGAAATCGCCGTAAGCCATATCTGGCCGGAGTGAATCCGCGGCTTGTGTTAAACGAAAAAACAAAGAAATCCCATTATGATTATGATTGGATCGGTTATTATGAAGATAGAGGAAAAGCAATGAGTTCAATCATAAAGTACCATGATGATCCTTATGATATCGCATCGTACAATATGACTTTACAGCAGCTCTACGAAGCCTTTACGAAAGAACGTTTTCCAGATCTTTCAGATAGCCGTAAACAAAATATTGAATTAGCATGGTCATATTGTTCGGCGCTATATGATAAAAAGGTAATAAATACAAAGGTGCCACAATTAAAGCATTGTATAAATAATGCCTGTGCAGTAAGAAAGACCAAAACAGTAACTGCTACTGACAACATCAAGGGACTTATAAAATCGCTGTTGAATTTAATGTATGACTATGCATTTGGAGAATTAGATATTATACAGAAAAACTATGCCCGTTCCTTTGAACTGACTTTAGATACCGACGTTAAGAAACCACATATCATCTTTACAGATGCGGAGATAGAATTGCTATCAAAGAATCTCACTATTCCCGGAGCCAACATAATGTACATCGGAATTTATAGTGGTTGGCGGCCAGATGAGTTATGCCATTTACTGCTGGAGAATATAGATTTAAAAAATCGTAGTTTCTCCGGAGGTAATAAAACAGAATCGTCAAAAAACAGAATTGTTCCCATACACCCAAAAATCTATGATATAGTAAAAGAAAGTTATGAGAAAGCGAAGGCTGCCAGAAGTACCACCTTATTTGTCATTGGCGGCAAAGCTGTCGATTACAAAGCCTATCATTATCGCTTCGGCCAGGTTGTAGATGCACTCGGACTCGATCCGGATCACAGGCCGCACGACACCAGGCACACTTTTTCAACACTTGCAAAGCGTTATAAAGTAGATGAATATGCCCGCAGAATGTTCCTCGGCCACAAGATCAAAGACGTTACTGATTCTGTTTATACCCATATGTCCCTGGAGTGGTACCTAAAAGAAATTAATAAAATAAAGTGATGATACTATTATGATACTATTTATACTTTTTTTCATCATTTTACCACTTTAAGTAAATCCTCTAAACCCTTGTAAAAACGTTATTCTTCTAAAATCGCAGCGTATTTCAAGGGTGAATTTCTTTNCCCTGCTGAGGAGCACACCAGCCAACGCCATGTGTTAAACCGGAGATATCTTTAACTTCTTTAGATTTTACCCATTTTGCTTCTTCTGGGATTGGAGCAGCGCCGTGATGAACGCCCTGTGCCACTGTGCACATCTCTTCTACTTCC